ATAGGACTCTGCCTGTTTCTTTGTTTGAAAAGGACAAGAGTCAGAGAAGTGCCGTAACCATTTCGATTACTGGACTAGGAATTGAACCAACTGTTATTGACCAAGCAGAAGATATAGATTACACTATAAAGAATAGTGAAATGGAGTAATCATGCCTCGCCTTCTGTCTGTAGATGTTCTTAAAGCAAATGTCTCTTATGATTCTGAAACTGGTTTATTTACTAGGATAAAGAATCACCCAAAGAGAAAATACCTAGCTGGTTCTATTACTGGAGTGCCAAGACCTGATGGCTATCTTCAAGTAATGATAGAAGGGCAGATATATTTAGCCCATCGCCTTGCATGGTTATATGTTCATGGTGTTATGCCTACGCATTACATTGACCACATCAATGGCGTTAAGAACGATAACAGGATTGTTAATCTGCGTGATGTAAAGCAGATGGTAAATTTGCAAAACCAAAAGAAAGCAAAGAAGAATTGGGTTTCATCTTCTTACCTTGGAGTTAGTTTCTCAAACAAAGGGGCTTGTAAAGAAAAGCCTTTTCGGGCTAGGATTGTTGTTGATAAGAAAGAGATGTTTCTCGGTTCTTATGCAACAGAAGAAGATGCTCACAATGCCTACCTTGTTGCCAAACGCAAATACCATGAAGGATGCTCAATCTAATGGCTGATCTCAATTTCTCTCTCTTGCCCTGGCAACAAGAAGTTTTCAAGGATTCCACGAGGTTCAAGGTTGTGGCTGCTGGGCGTAGATGCGGTAAGTCTCGAATGGCGGCAGTTACCCTACTGATTGAAGGACTTAAGTGTCCACAAGGCTCTGCGGTTCTTTATGTTTCACCGACTATGGGGCAGTCAAGACAGATTATCTGGGACTTGTTGTTAGACCTTGGCAGAGAGGTGATTCAGTCCTCCCACGTTAATAATCTAGACATTACCCTGATAAACGGAGCTAGGATATACGTTCGTGGTGCGGATAGACCCGATACGCTCCGTGGAGTGTCTCTGACCTATGCCGTACTAGACGAGGTAGCCGACATCAAACCAGAAGCATGGGAACAGGTCATTCGAGCCAGTTTGTCTGATAAACGGGGTAGAGCACTCTTCATCGGCACTCCAAAGGGTAGAAATTGGTTCTACGATACCTTCAAGTTAGGCGAGTCAGAGGATGATCCTGATTGGAAGAGTTGGCACTTCACCACTGCTGATAACCCCTTAATCGACGCAAAAGAGATAGAAAGTGCTAAGAAGACCCTGAGTACCTTTGCTTTTAAACAAGAGTACATGGCGAGTTTTACCAATGCTGGCTCTGATATCTTCAAAGAAGAGTGGATCAAATACGGGGTTAAACCTGAACATGGAAGCTACTACATCGCTGTTGACCTTGCGGGATTCGAGGAAGTTGCCAAACAAGCGGCTAATGCTAAGAAGCGGTTGGACGAGTCTGCTATCTCAATCGTTAAGGTTACAGACGATGGGAAGTGGTTTGTTGAGAAGATTGAACACGGGCGCTGGGACATCCGTGAGACCGCTTCCAAGATTCTGATAGCCATTAGAGACTACCGACCCCTTAGTGTAGGGATAGAGAGGGGGGCGTTAAAGAACGCTGTTTTGCCCTATCTAAGCGACCTTATGAGAAAAAACAACACCTATGCCCACATCATAGATTTGACTCATGGGAATAGAAAAAAAGCGGATCGAATCATCTGGGCTTTACAAGGTAGGTTCGAGCATGGCAGAATTGTGTTAAATTCGGAAGAAAATTGGGATGAGTTCGTAGACCAGTTAATCCTGTTCCCTGCACAAGGGGTACACGATGATTTGTGTTTTGTTGCAAACACCCAAATCTCTACACCTAATGGTTTAACAAGCATTGCCAAACTTAAAGTTGGAGACCTTGTTGATACACCTGTAGGCCCAAGAAAAGTTATTGGTCAATCCATGACAAACCAAAACGCAGAGGTTTATTCTTTGCGTGGGAAACTTGTAGGTACTGGCAATCATCCAATCATGACGAAACGTGGATGGATAGACTTGTGCAAAGTAACAAATGATGATATGCTTGTGTATCAACACACAGGAGTTTCATCATGGGTTTTCCAACTAAAGCTGGCATTGTCAAAGAGTCTGTTTACTTTAACGGATACAAGTACAACCGCTATCCAGAATCTAAAAAACTGGCTCATCGTAGATACTTTACCAAAGCGGGAGGTGGCCTATTGCACCGCCATGTTTGGGAATTCCATAACGGAGAGATACCAAAAGGACATCACGTCCACCATAAAGACGGGAACTTTCTTAACAACGACATCTCGAATTTGGAATGCCTTGCGTCAAAAGATCACTTTGCTGAACACAAAGAAGACAGAAGTCGAAACGCAAAAAGACCTGAGCAATTGGCGCATTTGGACAAAGCTAGGGCAAAAGCCTCAGAGTGGCATGGATCGCCAGAAGGACTTGAGTGGCATAGTAAAAACTCCAAAACCGCTTGGGCTAATAGAGGATTTGTTAACCACACTTGCCAAGAATGCAAAAACGAGTTTCAATCTCGTAAAACAACAAAGGTCTATTTCTGCTCTGGGAAATGCTCTGCTACTGCTTGGAGGAAAAAATACCCTGACTACTACACCCCTGAAGCAAAGGCAAAGCGTTTACAATTTGACAATTGAGGGTGCACATTGTTATTATGCTAACGGAGTTTTAGTTCATAACTGTGACTCCCTTAGTTACATTGACCAACTTGCTGTCACTTCGTATATGGAAGAAGATGACTCCGAGGAGTGGGAACCTCTTGACATAATTTCGGGCTGTTAACCTTAAGGATAAAAGATGGCTACAGACAAACAACTTGAAGACCAACGCTCTCGTTTAAAAGCACAAGCAGAGTTTTATAATCCTAAAAACATTGCAAAACCAGAGATGGTTTACAAGTACACCCGCAAAAAGTCTGATGATGAAGCCTATGCTTCTGCTAATCTTCGTGCAAACATGGTTGAGCAAGAGCAAGAATCTCGTATGCGAGCACGCAATAGTCGTGAACAATACGAACACGAGAAAGAACAAGGCGATCCTAATGCGCTTAGACTATCATTTGAAGAGTGGAAAAAACTCTAAAGGACAATCATGGAATATCAAGAACCAACCGAGTCCGACAAGGAAATAGTTAACTTTGTTGTTAACCATTGTGATCGTTGGAGGGATTGGAGAGATGTTAACTGTCTTGATGATTGGCTACGTTACCCCTGCTACACAACAAGCCGTAGAGACACGCCATGCTGAGATCATGGAAGCCATCTTTGGTCAAGGTGAGTTCTTTGACATTCAAGACGATATCCGTGATGTCAATGGTAGCCCTCTTGATGTTGCTGCTATCAAAGCACAACTCATGGAAGACTTCAAAGTAGACAAGATTCGCAAGTCTATTGACCAGATTGAGCTATTGGCTGAGATTTATGGTACGGGTATCGGTGAGATTGTTGTCAAAACAGAGAAAGTCTTTGTTCCCGCTACTCAAGCTATTCCTGGTCAGATGGGTCAAGCCGCTATCGGAGTGGTAGAGCAAGACCGCATAGCAGTCAAGATTGTTCCTGTTAACCCCCGTAACTTCCTGTTTGACCCTAATGGCACATCTATTGATGACTGTATGGGTGTGGCTATTGAGAAGTATGTCTCCATCCACAAGATCGTTAAAGGTCAAGAAGATGGCATTTACCGCAAGGTCAAGGTCGGTACTGACTCTATGGATACAGACTTAGAGCCTACCCAAGAGGTCTCTCAGTACGAAGATGACAAAGTAAAACTTCTTACTTACTATGGATTAGTCCCCCGTGAGTACCTAGAACAGTTGGAAAACGAAGATGGTGAAGTAGAGGATTTCTTTCCTGAAGACACCATCCAAGATGAGTATTCCGATTTGGTTGAAGCAATCGTAGTCATTGCCAATGATGGAACGCTTCTCAAAGCAGAAGCTAATCCATACATGATGAAGGATAGACCGATTCTTGCTTACCAAGACGATACAGTTCCTAATCGCTTATTGGGTCGTGGTACTGTTGAGAAGGCTTACAACTCACAAAAGGCTATTGATGCCCAAGTTCGTTCACACTTAGATTCACTAGCCCTCACAACTAGCCCAATGATGGCTATGGATGCCACTCGCCTCCCCCGTGGTGCTAAGTTTGAAGTCAAGCCAGGTAAAGCAATCCTGACAAACGGCAATCCCAATGAGATTCTGTTCCCGTTCAAGTTTGGCAATACTGATGGGTCTAACCTGACAACTGCCAAAGAGTTTGAGCGTATGCTTTTGATGGCAACAGGCACTCTTGACTCTCAGGGAATGATTACTGCGGTCTCCAGAGATGCTGGTCAGGGTGGTATTTCGATGGCTACTGCCTCGATTATCAAGAAATACAAGCGTACCTTGGTGAACTTCCAAGAGGATTTTATGATCCCCTTCATCACCAAA